CGATATTAAAATCGGAGCGATTAACCCCAGCGGATAAGCTTGTTTATTTTACCCTCGTTACCTTCTACAACCGAAAGCAGCAAAAGGCTTACCCCAGGATTGCTACCATTGCCAAGCGCGCCAGCTTATCTAAACGGCAGGTTATGCGTTCAATTAAAATATTAAAAGACTTAAAGCTTATTAAAACTAAAAGGCTGCAATCGACTTTGGAATATAACTTACCTATTCAGGATCACTTATACACAACCAGATATGCCAATTTGTACAACTCTGATATGCCAAAAAGTACAAGTATTAATAAAACTACATTAATTAAACCATATAGATTTTATAATAATAGATTTAGTAATTACTCGACTACACGGGGGGTTGCTAGACCATTAAACAAGATAAAATTCAATAACATTGATTTACAGTATTTCGGCAGTGAAGGGTTGTTTGATGAGTATAGGGATAAAGCTGGCAATGTTTACACAAAATCTAGACTAACCAACGAGATTAAAAAAAAAACTCTAAATGAAAGATTATTTATACAAGCTTACAGATATTCTGGAAACAGCCGCAAGGTGTGATCGTTACCTGCCAGGCTTAAAAAAGCCTACAACTCCAAGAATGTTTGATATTATTGAAACGACTTATGATCCAAGTGAGCATGGATATTATGACAAACCTCAGTTAAAGATTAGAGCTACACCAAAGATGATTGCTTGCTGGGATGTTTCGATTGATTTGCTTTTATTACTTGAAAACGTGGAGACCAGGCGTTTGATTTGGTCAAAAGCAAATAAATATTCTTATTCTGCAATCGGTCGTATGCTTGGATTGGATAGACGTAAAGTCAAACAAGTTTACATCACAGCTTTAATTCACTTGGAGAGCTTAGTTAAAACCCAAAAAGATTTACTTGCCAAAATTGACAAAATTTATTAATCAAAAAGGATAAGCTTGATAGAATTATGCCAGGCAGAAACAAGCTTTTAAAACAATGTGAAAGTATCGCTAGGCATTCAGGTCTTAGATGCAGAGCCAAAGGTAAATTAAAAAAATCAGGTCATTATCGTTGCCGTTTCCATGGTGGAGAGAGTGACGGACCCGTAACCATTGAAGGCTCTGTAAAAGCTTACAGAAATTTAATCAATTTTAAAAATTATTCAGACGATGAAATCAGAAATTATATTAAAGGGAAAGCTCGAAAATATTATCGAAAAGATTGAGCAAGGCAATACGTTGACTCGAATTTGTAAAGATAAAGCTTATCCTGCATTGACTACCGTTTATAAAGCTATGCGCGAGGATGATAAAATCCATCAAGCCATTATGAAAGCAAGAGAAGTTGGAACTTACTCAATCCTGGATCAAATACATGATGAGCTGAATACTCCCCAGGATCCAAAGTATTTTCAACAATACAGAGAAAAGGCAGTACATGCTAGATGGCTTGCTTCAAAGCTAGCTTCAGGAATTTTTGGAGATAAACAAAAGATCGATCAAAAGACGGATAGTAAGTTAACGATTAGCTGGGCGAGACCCCAGGAGCAAAAAGCTCCTGGAGTGATTGAAGGTTAATTATAATTTAAAATCACTAAAAGACGTATTTTGAAAATGATGTGCTTTTAGTTTTTTTAGATTTGTAAACCATTGAAAAATTACATCTTTACGGTTTACAATATTAAAAGTTGTCTTTTGAAGTTTAAAAGGGATTTTATCAACGCTTGGATCAGGTTGATAATTATTTAACCAGTTAAAAGCTTGCAGAAAAAATAAACTTTTGTCTGTAGGCTTTTTTGGAATTACAACCCTTTTAATTGTTGACTTTGGAAAGTAATTAATTTGATCCGAAGGCAACTGCTTAACGGTATTAAAATCAACATTATAATAAAAATATTGCATTTTAATTAACTCCTTTGTTAAGTTTAAGCATTAACGGGACCAGGATTAAACAGATCAAGCAACCTGCAGCGGTACCGATTGCGAGTGTTAAATTACTTGCTGCAATACCACCTGCAAAGTCGCTTAAAGCGTTTCCAATTCCTGCACCGTACAATGCACCCGTTCCAGCTTTGAAAATTTTAAATTTATTTTCTAAGCTGAAACCATACACGGCACCAAGCAACATGATAAAGTTGTCGATGATGCCAAAGTAAATAAAGTCAATCATACTTTTAAGCTCTCTAGTTTTTTCTTAAAATCAGATAAACTTAATCGGATTGCTTTATTTGAATTTATTTGATTTAGATGCTTGCCAGTTGTAGTTGACCAAGCATTGATACAAATAAATTGCTCGCCTTCATTTTCAACTGCTATACAAGTTTGATAGCTGTAGTAAAATTTTAATGAAGGTTTTTTTATATCTGTAATAAATTCAACTAAGTGAAAATTATTACTAAGTTTAGTTAACGAGGTTTGCATTTTTATGCTCCTTTTGTTTGTTTCCGATCTGGTAACATACATGTAGCCAATATGTCAACACTAAAAACCGTAAATCAAAAAAAAAAGGAAGGTTAAAAATGAAAAAAGGATATCATAAAACAAAGTCTGGCAAGATGGCAAAGAAGGGGCTTTATTATAATATCAATAAAAGAAAAAAAGCAGGCACAAGTAGAAGCAAAAAGAAATCTACAATTAGTTCTAAGTCTTATAAAAACATGCAACGTGGTTTCAGATAAACAATGGTTGCTAAAAGATTTCAAAATCCAAAAGGTGGTTTGAATGCAGCTGGCAGAAAAAAATTTGGAGTTAAGGCTCCAATTAAATCTGGGACCAATCCGAGGCGTGTCTCATTCGCTGCAAGGTTTGGCGGAATGTCTGGACCACTTAAAGACAAGAAGGGTAAACCAACAAGATTAAAGCTTGCATTGAAAGCATGGGGCTTTGGTTCAAAAGAAGCAGCCAGGAACTTTGCTGCAAGACATAAGAAAAGTTAGTATCTTATTAAACGGATGCACGGATCCGCGCGCGTGTATGAGTTCGGATTAAACAAGAGCAACACAATACCAACACAAAAAACTTTAATAGCTTTTGTTTTATGCGAAAAACTTACGGTTTACATAACCATAAGACAACATTTTTTGCAGTAAATGACTACTTTTTGCAGTTTTTTTGCATGACTATTGCCGAAAAAATCGCACACATTTTTATATATATATACCTTGGGAGTTTAAGACACTCACACACAGAGAGACACTATGAAAAAGAAACCAGATATTAAAACAGAATTAGCCAGCTTAGTATTCGTTGATAAAGAAACAAATGCTATCGTGGTTCATATACACGGATTTGAAACGCCACAGGTGGCATCAGACTTTGCAAGCTTTATGCTGAAGAACTCAGGCATGAAGTATGAAGAAGCCAATGATTGTTTTAAAGAGCTGCCAACAATACACTAATGCACATTGAGATACCTTATACGCCTAGACCGTTTCAGCAAGAGCTGCACGATCTATTAGATCAGCATAGATTTGCAGTGCTAAACTGCCATAGACGTTTCGGCAAAACAGTTTGTATTTTAAACCACTTAATCAAAGCGGCTCTTACAAACCCATTGCCAAACCCTAGATTTGCGTATGTGGCTCCAACGTATAAGCAAGCTAAAAGTATTGCTTGGGATTACATAAAACAATTTACGAGTAAAATCCCAGGGGTCAAATACAATGAGACAGAACTTAGATGTGATCTACCAAATGGGTCGCGTGTAACATTATTATCAAGTGAAAATGCGGAAAGCATTAGGGGTATATTCCTAGATGGGGTCTGTATAGATGAGACCGCACAAGTAAACCCTAAACTTTGGAATGAAATTTTAAGACCAGCATTATCAGATCGTAAGGGTTTTTGTTACTTCATAGGTACACCTGCGGGAATGAATAATTTTTTTTATGAAATTCACCAGCACGCGGTCAAAGATAAAAGCTGGCTCGCCTATACGGCTCCTGTATCGAAAACAAATATTATCGATCAAGAAGAACTCGATGCAGCAAGAGCGCAGATGGGAGATAATAAATATAAGCAAGAGTTTGAATGTGATTGGATTGCAAATATTGAAGGGTCGGTTTACGGAGATATTGTTAAAAAGATTGAACAAGAAGATAAGTTTACGGTACTTGAATATGATCCAAGCTTATTAGTTAATACCGTTTGGGACATTGGGGTCGGAGACTCAACAGCTATAATCTTTTTTCAGCAACTCGGTAATACCGTTAGAATTATAGATTATTACGAAAACAATCGTGAAGGCTTGCCGCATTATGTTAATCTCGTAAAACAAAAAGAATATGTTTACGACAAACATTACGCGCCACACGATATAGAAGTTACAGAATTTAGCCTGGGTAAAACCAGAAGGGAAGTTGCTTATCAATTAGGAATAAATTTTTATATTTTACCTAA